AGCGATTCTTTAACTGCTTCACAATAATCTGATTCAGACCTTCCAGTTCTTCGTTACTAACCAAAGCAAACATTAAGTCTGCAGTCGCAGGCAGACCAAATGATTCAGAAGTATCTTCCAACCCTGGATCTGAGTTTGTGAATCCTGATCGAGTAGTTTGTGTAGCCGATACAATCGGAACATTATACTCAACAGCCAATCCTCTCAACTCTTCTGCAATAGCCTTAACATATGTATAAGAGTTAACATTTGCACCTTGCTTCATTCGTTGAGAAGCACAGATGTTCAAGTAGTCAATAAAGATAACATCAGGTTTAAAATCTCTCTTTAACTTTAGTTCTTCCAACAACGCTCTGAAGTGACCAGAGTGCGCACCAGCAGTAGGATACTCTTTGATAATTAGTTTACCTTTAGTCTTATTGGTAATCTTACTAATTCGATTCTCATAAATGTCTTTATCAATAACCTTCAATTCATCCATGGTTAGGTTGAGTAGGTTAGCATCGATTCGTTCTGCGATTCTTTCTTCAGCCATCTCCATTGTTATGTATAAAACATTTTTACCTTGGACGAGATGACTTGCTCCCACATGACACATGAACAGAGACTTACCTACACCTGTTCCTGCTAGAACAATGTTTAGGGTTTTCTTGTTAAGTCCACCTTTGGTGATTTTATTAAACATCTCAAGGTCGAAAGAAATCTTCTCTTCAATCCGATGATAAAAATCATACCTCGCATTGTGGTCATCCAAGTAGTCATGACCAATATGATTGTCAAATGAAACGGCAAGAGCATCAGAAAGAATAGAAGGGATCGCATCTTTGGTATGAACCTTGTCTGCACCATCGATGATTTTAATTGATGAGAGGATTGCATTATATACAGCCTTGTCTTTACAAAATAGTTCAGTATTCTCCAGCATCCAATCTTCATTGACTTCTTCATGAGTCAATGAACCGATATATTCAGTTAGTTCGGAAAGTTCTTTATCAGTTAGATCTTTCCTATTACCAACTTCAATCTGAAGAATTTCTTTTGTTGCAGACTTGTTGTACTTCGTAAAGAAGTTAATAATCTCTGATGATAATACTGCTTCTTTACGATCTGAAAAATACTCTTTCTTTATGAAAGGAATAACCTTACGACAATACTGCTCATCATGTATCAGATTGCTCAGAATCTTTGTTTCTATCCTCATCAATACCGCCTGTGTATGTTAAATTATTTTTCTCAATCCCACGATGGATCAATTCTACAAGAATGTCACCAATATATTTTTCAAATGGTTTAAAATCAGTAAGAACCTTATCAGCATAATCTACAATACTGTAGTCAAACTTTATCTTAAGGGTATCACCCTCTTCAAATGATACCTTACCATATGTATAAATTATACCAGCATATGGTTCTTCTGTCAATTTTAATGCTTCTAAACCATCATTGTTACTCTTTACTGTAACTACAGGAAGATTATTCAGTTTCAAAATCCAATTCCTCTAATGCTTTATCAAGACCCTCAGCCTGCAACATATCACCTTGTCCCATTGAGTATTTGTTCTTTACATAACTGAAGAATGATTTGGATGTTAGCAGTGGCATCCAAAACTCTTTGGTATCAGTGTCTTTAATACGATATTTTTTATCTTCAATAACACCTGTCTCTACATCTACCTTCGAATACCAACCATTGCTAGGTTTGACCACATGTCCTGATTCGAGTGCAATATCAAGTAGACCAGACCACTTACTGATACCACCATCAAAAGATACGCTAACAGGTATCTTAGATTTCTCTTTAACATAACGACTCTTCTCTACATTAATAATAAAATTATAACCAGTCAATTCAGTTCCATCTTTCTCTTGTTGACGACCAAGAATGAAGATGTTATCAGCAGAGTAGTATGAACCAGTTCCACCACCAACGATGTCCTTAGGATACAAACCAATCTCTTTATATGTATGATTCACTACAACGAGTGGAATATCTTTCATTGACAGATGAGGTGTAACCATACGGAACAACGACTTCATCTGTTTGGCACGACTCATGTCAGCAACTGCTTTCTGGTCTAGTGCATCTTCTACTTCTTTCTTGGAAGCAAGGTTTCCGATTGAGTCGATGACGATGATGAGGTGATCTCCTCGCTCGACATTTTGCAGTTGTTGCATGATGTCGAATTTGAGTTGCTCAACATCTGTAACAGGAGTATGGAGCACCCTGTTTGTATCAATACCAAAGGTATCAAAATAAGACTGCGGAGTACCAAACTCAGAGTCATAAAAGAGTAACGCTGCATCTTCATATTTGTCCAAGTAAGATTTTGCCATGAGCAAACTGAAGGCTGTTTTAAAGTGCTTACTTGGACCAGCCCACATTGTAAGCCCTGGAGTAAGACCACCATCAAGACGACCAGATAAAGCCACATTGATGATTGGAATTGAAGTAGGAATCATATCCTTCTTCGTGAAGAATTTAGATGTAGCAAGGATTGCTGAATCCTTGATAGTTGAACTCTTTTTGATTTTGTCTAGAATACCCATAGATTTCCTTTATGTTATATTAGTATTATACGATATATTTTATTGCAAGACAATTATGGATTGTTCTTGCTATGGGGAACATCGAATACAAATGTGATTCTTGTGCAATCACCAATATTCTTAGTTCCATGTAACTCTTTATTGTTAAACCAGAGCAATGTTCCAGGTTCAACATCAACATATTCATCACCAACAAAATATCTATATCTTCCTAGAATAGAAAGATGATAACGATCTCTTGTAAGATAATATGTACCTTCATCGATATGTCTTCCAACCTCTCCATCTACTGGTAAAGATAAGAATCCACAACGATCGTGTTTATGAAAATGTCTCCTCATAAACGAAACTATCTCTGTGTGTCTGTCATATGCTGGCGTTCTTCTGGAAGATTCACTATCGCCAACAAAGTCTTCTGAATTACTTACAACTCCCATTACCAATTGTAGTGCATCAATAGGAAGATCATCCCAACCTCTATCAACCAATGATTGAGTATGGTCAAGATGTTTCTGTGAACCCCAATCAGTTGGATATTGTTTTAACTGCTTTACAATCTTTGATACATTGATGCCAGTTTTAATAATACGAATGTTACGCAAAGAAATCCTCCAGTGATGTTTGTTCCTGAGTCTTCCATCCTAGGGATTCAATAACAATTTGCAATGCGTCAAGGAATACTTTCTCAAACATCTTATCGTAATCTATGTATGAATTTAATCCAAACTCTTTTGGCAACTCTTGAGGGAATGCGATGATATCTTCTTGCAGTGGGTTTGGTGTTTGAACATAAACGAATTTAATCTTATCACCATCACGGATTGGTTGATACTTTTTATCTAGTCCAAGTTTCTTAGTGTAATGATTATACAGCAGAGCACCACGAACATGAATCGGAGTCCCCTTTGTATAAATCGGAGAGCCTGCATACTGCTTCATTCCATTCACACCACGAGGGAATGCAATTTCCTGAATCGGTAATTTGTCAAACTCTTTTCTAAACTCCATAACATACTTATGTAGATCTTTTTCATTGCCTTGGAGAATAACCTCAATCGAATCTCGTAGCTTGTCACGAATAACTGCAGGTGTGCTGGACTTGACCATCTCAAGACCCATAACTTTGATCTTAGGTTTCGCATATTGCACACCCTCTGAGTTGTGGACATTAATAACATATCGTTTCTTAGCAGTCCAGATGGCTTTGTCGGCAAGAACCTCTCGCTTCATCTGCATCTTCTGACTATAAGCATTCATGTAGTCAGCGAGTTCCTGATAACCTGAGTCAATGAATGGTTGGAAGACATCTTCACAAACCTTATCCATAAACTTAATCTTCTGTTCATCAGTCTTACCTTCACAAGTTCTTTCAACAAGAGTTTCAAGTGTGAGATAGATTGAGTCAGTGTCAATCGCAACTACATAATCTTTGTTATCAGTCTTCAATGTCTTGTTCATAAAGGCATTGAGTTTGTTTGCCATCCAACGAATGGACAACTGACCAGAAGTCGTAATACCTTCAGCCATACGGATATCAAAGTAACGGAAATACTGATTACCCATCGCACCGTAAGCAGAGTTCAACGCAATCTTCATAGCCATCTGCAGGTTGTTGAGACGAGAGATATCTTTCAGTAACTGCTTCTTGGATTTATCCTTCTCGTATTCTTGCTGCACTTTCAGCATCTGTTTCTTAAACTTGCTTCGGTCACTATACATCTTCTCCATCAACTCAGGCATGAAGCCTTTGATGTCTTTACGATATGTCCAACCATTTGCAGTTAGTGCCAAGTCTCTACGCTTACAATAGTCTGTTTCAACTTCTTTGTTGAGCAACTTATCTACAGTCACAGACAACTTCTCGGATGTCAGAGTTTCTGGACTGATGTTATACTGCATAATCAAGTGAGGATACAGAGAGTTCAAGTCAAAGGATGCCATCCATTTGTGAAGCCCGATGATTGGATCTTTAACATACGCACCTTCGAACTGAGCATCTTTACCAGAGAATGCTTTCGCTGGAATCACAATACCTTTCTTACGCAGGTGATTGTAAATGATAGTATCCCACATACGAACCTGTGAGTACACATCCTCTGGATTGATCTTGGCATTGTATGCCATAGTGAGATGCAGTTCAAGCAGACGCATCTTATCTTCTAATTTGACAACCAACTCCACATCATGAATGTTATATTCAACAAACTTCTGCCAGTGCTTTGTATAGAAATCTTTGAAGTTGTCTTCTGGATTTTCTTTTTTCTTGTCACCGAGTTCTTGTTCGGCAATGTAGTCAAGACGATAAGACTCTTGCTTGGAGTAAGTATACTTCTTATACAGTTCCAAATAATCTAACTGAGAGATACCCAAGATGTCATAGTGAATCTCTTCGTTACCTTTAATGAAAGTCTTGCGTTCATTGACATAACCCCATGGGCTAATTTTATTAGCAAAAGAGTCACCCAGTTCTCGAGCAATCCTACGAATAAGATATGGCATATCAAAGAAGTCAGTGTTCCAGCCAGTGATAGCATCTGGATAATTCTGTTGCCAGAAAATCATAAACTCTTTGAGTAGCTGTTGCTCATCTCGACAGTTGATATAAGTTACATCTGAACGAGTGTTCTCAAACTCACCAACACCGAAAGTTGTTACCTGTTTATCTTTGGAATCTCTGATTGTGATTAGAAGAATCTCTTCATTGGCAGATTTGATATCTGGGAATCCTTCTTCAGTGGCAGTCTCAATGTCAATGGTAAATACACGGACAAGATCCATGTCCCAGTTGACTTCATCGTAGTTGTCACTGATATACTGATATGCATAATTGGTATTACCATATACATCAAAGCCATGCACATCTTCGTATTGCTTGACAAACTCTCTAGTCTCTTTAATAGTTCCAGGTTTGATTTCGTCAACGCAAGCGCCATCGAGAGTCTTCCATGAAGACTCTTTCTTAGAAGTGACATACAGCGTAGGGTAGAAATCCACCTTACGCTGATATTGTCGTCCCTTGTCATACCCTCGAATAAAAACTTTATCGCCAAGAGCATGTACAGAAGTATAAAATTCCATTAACTTTCTTTCCAATACATAAGCATCATTGCGTCTAATGCGCAATCATGAACAGGGTGGTGTTTAATAACTTGTGTTCTATTGAACA